AAATCATACGGATATATACCACCACGCATATCCTTTATGATCGCGCCGGTATTTTCTAACTGTCTTCCGGCTCTATACGTTGCAGCAAATATTGGCCTGTAAGGTCCATTATATATCCAAGATAGATCGTCGGCCGTATGCATTGCTTCCGAGAAGGATAGCGCATAGTCACCAGTTACAGTTCTCTTAAGTATAGGAGCTCCTTGTCCTATGCAGTGCACGAAATCTCTCCCAAAGTTTTTTCCGTTTCTTCTCCAATTTGGCCCATAGACAGAACGAGCTATCAGAGGTTCGCCGGCTGCATTTTTAGGAATGTATCTCCATACACTAAAACCGGCCTTTGCCATAGAATAGCCACCACCGTCCGTTTTTAAGTACTCATAAACGTCTTGTACGAACATTTTTACAAGAACGTCGTTATATATCAACTGACCGGAATCCTTTGAGATACCACCGTATTGTTGGAAAGCTTTCGCGCCGCCTTCTTTCTTATGAGAGATAAAACCTACTTCTCTATTTGAGTTATCTATAAGAGCGATATCTGCTTTAGGATCTCCGCGGATCTGGTCAGATCCTGCTGTCACGACAGCTTTTATTCTGTATGAGCCTATTAGAACGTCTATAGGTCTACCTTCCTGCTCTACAGCAGCTCTAATCAGACCTATGAGTGACTCGGTTGCTTCCTGCTCTGCTTTCAAAACGTTTCTTGACGCAGGTTTTGCAATTACCTGAATTTGACCAATTTGAACAACACCGATAGAAGATATATTCAATGACTGACGATCCTTTAATAGTTTAGAATCTTTGAAAGTAGTTAAGACTTTATTTAGAGCATCGGATCTCCTATCAGTTACGATCGCCATCCTAGTACGCGTGACTTGCTTTATTTCGTAACCGAGTCCCTTGAGACTCTTTTCAATCTCTGCATAAGTCATTTCACTCTCTTTTAGGTATTTTGTGAAGGAAAGCATCTAATAAGCCTATAGTTTTCTTTTATTTATAAAAGAAAGAAGAGGCTTTACGCCTCTTCATAAACTGCATTTACTTTCGTTGTAAAGAACGGAGGAGTCCAGCCGTTAAAACCAGATCCTAGGTTCATCTTTCGACAGAGATCCCTTGCTTTTTCTTCGGAACAGCTTAGCTTGATTAGCAAGCCTGTGTCCTTTTCAAGGATATCATAACCATCTTCATGTTTCTTCACGCTGTAGCTCATTGTAGATCCCCTACTTCAAATAGACCTTTTTTACCTTTTGGCTTGATGTCCCACTGTTGACTAAATGTGGACTTGTCAAAAACCGATTCATCACTATCATCGCTACTCTTAAACTTACTATCGTTTCGTTTCTGCTTCTTATCGTCCTGCGGTTCTTTAAAAAGAGTCTTCTGTGCGCTCTCTTCAGCATCGAACAGTTTCATCTTCGCTCTGTCAATACCGACAACGAAGCGACGATAGTGGCCTAGATCACCCCAACGGTTCTTCAACTGTTTAAAGATGATCTGACCTCTGCTCTCAAGATCTTCAGAAGTAACAAGACCAAAGATTGCGTCGGCGGTATGAGTGATACCCATAGACTCAGATGTATTCGATAGTTCAACATCTGAGCTATCATACGCGCTACGGTTAAACTGAGATGAAGTAACGATAGCAACGTTGAACTCCATCGCAAGACCACGAACCTCTTCAGCGATAGACTTAACAAGAGTATAGGAATTCGCTGCGGCTGCACCCTTTACTCTTGACGATGCGCAGATGTTAAGATAGTCCAAGAAGATAACATCAGGAACGAAGTTCTTTTTTAGGCGCAACTCGTTTAGCAAGTGTCTGAAATGACCCGCATGCGCAGACGCAGTTGGATATTCCTTAATGATTAACTTGCCAGGAGTCTTACCCTTAAACACGGACATCTTTTTCTCAAATACGTCGAGAGGAAGTTCCTTTACCTCGTCGAGTGTAATGTCCATGATATTCGCGTCGATACGGCGAGCAACTTCTTGTTCAGCAAGTTCCATCGTTACGTATAGGACGTTCTTACCAAACAGAAGACTGGATGCCGCCATGTGGCATTTAACGAGAGACTTACCACCGCCGGTTGTGGCGAGAAGAACGGTCATAGATTTACGAGGAAGTCCACCTTTAGTCACCTTGTTCAACAGTTCGATATCGAACGGAATACGTTCGTCTCTACGGTGATAGTACTTGTGACGATCTTCCACATCTTCAAGAAAGTCATGACCGATGTTAGTGTCAAAACTAATTCCCAAAGAGTCGGAAAGCAGTTTAGGAATGGCACCCTTATCGTATTCTTTATCCTGACCGTCTAGGATTAGGATTGCTTTACGAATCGAGTTATAGAGATCCTTGTCTTGGCAAAACTTTTCTGTCTCGTCAACTAGGAACTGGCCATTCGTAGTTTTATCTACAACCAACTCGTCAATAAGATTGACTACATCTTTATACGAGGACTCGTTAAGATCCTTTCGCTTGTCAATGTAGATCTTAAGAGCCTCTGTTGATGGAGGCTCCTTGTACTGATTCATATATTCTGTGTATGTTGAAAAGATCTTTCGAAGACTATTGTCGTCGAAGTATTCCTCTTTAATATAAGGGAACACCTTGCGGCAATAGTCTTCGTTGTAGATCAGATTCGACAGAATTGTCTTTTCGATCATTCTTCGTCTTCATCCTCGTAATCGTCATGTTTTACAATTTCGTTTTCGTCTTTTAGAATAACGTTTCCACCAACCGTATACGCGTTCTTGATGAACTCTGCGAAGTTGGTCTGTTTAAACATTGTATCCCAGAACTCTCTACTGTCAACAATTTCTTTTGCTCTAAGAAGCTTTTCACTGATAATTTCTCCAGTGTCTGGATTGACTGCTTCGTACCAACCAACCTTTGGTTTACGAATGAAGCCGCCTTTTTCAGCAACATCGAGTAGACCGGACCATCTTGCGATACCGCCTTCCCAACTCACGCTAATCGGAATCTTTGATTTTTCTTTAACGTGACGAGACTTCTCGATATTAATGACGAAGTGATAACCCTGGATCTCAGTACCAACCTTATCCTGTTGACGACCGATGATCCAAATTGCGTCAGCCGAGTAATAGATACCGGTACCACCGCTAACGATGTCTTTAGGAAACAGACCGATCTCTTTGTATGTATGGTTGACCGCAATCAAAGGAATGTCCTTAAGGTTCAAATGCGGAGTCACGATACGGAATAGAGACTTAAGAGCCTTGGCACGAGACATATCGGCAACGGACTTACCGTCCAATGCGTCTTCGACTTCTTTCTTGGATGCAAGGTTACCAACGGAGTCAATGATGATGATAACGTTGTCCTTCTTCTCGATCTTATCGAGCTGTTGAGAGATGTCAAACTTCAGTTCTTCAACGTTCGTGATTGGCGTATGAACGGTTCTTGCCATGTCAATACCAAACGACTCAAAGTAGGACTGAGGAGTACCAAATTCCGAGTCATAGAACAAAAGGATTGCGTCCTTGTTCCGTTCGAGGTAAGCTCCTGCCATAAGCAGAGCAAAAGCAGACTTAAAGTGTTTCGATGGGCCTGCCAGGACTAGAAGACCCGGAGCTACACCGCCGTCAATACGACCGGATAGAGCTACGTTCACCATAGGAACTGGAGTTGGAGCCATATCCTTCTTACCATAAACCTTTGACTCCATAAGCGGTGCCGTAAGTTTAATGGTGCTATTCTTTACGAGTTTGTCTAACAGACTCATGCTATCTTCCTTCTATGATTGCGAGTAGCTTGTCTTTATAGCCCTGGATCTTTTTTACACGATCGGGCCAATATATTGTCGATTTTTCTGGATTCTTGCAGAGATTATCTAAGAACGGTGTGATAGCATTATATAGTCTATTCAGTCTTTCTTGAAGATCTTCGATCGCGACTTGATCTTCTGCGTGTGCAGACTCAAGCTTAATTGCCGTTTCTTTGACTTCTTCAATCTCATCGTCGATGAAACTAAAACCGAAATCAAAGTCTATGATTTCTTTATTTGCCATGTGTTAACCCTCCACTGAGTGGTAAGAGAGGAGCTTTCGCTCCTCTCCTATCATTACTTTATGAGGTCTCTGAAACGTGCGAGATCTTCGTCATCATCGTCGATGGTATCCATGTCAGATGAAGTCTGCTTCATATCTGGAGCAGGAGCGCTCTTTGAGAAGCGGCTCATGTCAAGATCCTCGTCAACATCGTCGCTTGCGGAGCGCGAAGCATCGACCGAGTCACCAGTGAGGTTAAGAACGCGATGCAGCTTTGCTTTAAGTTCTGCATACGGTTTGAAATGTTTTTCATGGATGATTTCCTGAAGGGAATGTTCATCTTTCCAAACGCGTTCGAGTTTTTCGTCATCTTCGAACAGTGGACCAGGACCGTCGAATTCCGACTTGTCATAGTTTGCGTAACCTTCAAACTGACGGATCTTAAGACGGAAGCTTGCGCCTTCCCAAAGATCGAACGGATTGACTGGCTTTTCATCTTCGAACTGAGGGTTCATCAGATCGTTGAGTTTATCAAAGATCTTCTTACCGAACTTAAACAGGAATACTTTTCCATCGTTGTCCGGGTTACCGCTGTCTTTAATAACATAGACGTTTGCGATATAATGAAGGCGACGCTTTTGCTTACGTGCCTGTTCTTTATCGGCGTCGACACCAGTGTTCCAAAGCTTTGAGTTAAGCTCGGAGACAGGATCGTCCTTGCCGAGAGTGGTTAGGGAGTTTTCGATATACCACAGACCAGTTGGTCCTTGGAAACCGTGATCCCACAGACGAACGAACGGCATGTCTTCACCACCTGGTGCAGGCAGGAAGCGGATGATGGCAAAGCCGTTGCCCGCTTTATCGCGAGACGGTTTCCAAAATTTACCTTCGTTGGGATCTGAGTAGCTCTTCTGTGCAATCTGCGAGAGCTGAGAGTTCAATTTGTCGAGTGACTTTGAACGGTTGTTTTTAAGTGCGGCGAAATCCACCATATTAGTATCTCCTTATGTGCGATGTATAGCTTTGTATTTGCAATGGTGTGGAACGTTCCACGCCATTATTTATCTTCAAAAAAGTGTTCTTTGACGATTTTCGAGAATTTTTTTGTATCCACTTCCATAAATGGATAATACTTTCTTGATAGTCTAATAATACCAGGCGCGACGAATTTGTCAACTATTTCTTTCTCCCACATATCATAAACATTTGACAACTTTGCCAAAATTGAAAACGTTTCGAGAGAGATCTCTTTGCGCATGTATAGTGTTATGATAAAGGGATGTTGACCATTACTTACCAAAAAGTTGTCCTGATAGGTTGGCCTGAGCTTCTTCAGTTCGTTCTTGAATATGTAAGTAAGAGACTCGTTTCTCTTTTCCCACTGAACGAACACTTCTTCTCCACTGTCCTCGACTATATCACGGATCCATACCTTTGGATTGTTTATAATGTTGGCGAGAAGAACTTTCGTTGGGTCGTTCTTTTTGGACAGTTTGTAGAAGAAGAACGCGTCGTTTCGAGTTTGAAACTTGTCGAACGACGCGCGCACCTTACCATTATATTTGTGATAGTCGTAACCATCACTTTCAAAATGCTTCTTTAGGGCAAGGTAGTTAACATAGACTCGAAAGGAGTCTTCATTAGCATAGTTTAGTAAGGTCATTCTCTTCCTTCTTCACCATTCTCACTGCGACTGCTTCTTCACGTATCTTCTCCTTGAGAATAGAAGATTTCTTTACGATCTCAGCAACAGTCTCAATCTCAAGGTCGTGTTCTTTAGCATACTCGACTAACGCATCAATATAAGTTGCGCCGCCTGCGAGTTTACTAGAGATTTCCATATGTATCTTTTCTGCCGTTCTTGTAATAATCATTTAACTCTTAAGCACCTTGATATTATTGAGCCAACCATTAACGGCAGCGTGAATTCTTTCAACCGGTTGGCCTTCAAACCCACGAGACTCGATTAATTGTTCGTTCTTAAAGTAATGGACGTGGTGTCCGCTATCATCTTTATAGATTTTTGCTGAATACACAATTCCTTGATTTTCTCGAATCAAAGTGTCGACTAGTGTGCTGCTCATAGTCTTCTCCTTATTTTATTGGTGCTAACTGTCTCTTACCTGTTGCCCAAGCAACGGCATGCCTCTCGACAGTCTCGATTGGAAACTTAGCATAGTCTTCTTCAAAAAATTTATGGCCATTCGCATCATGATAAACGATCTTACTATCGCCATCTAGGAATGTATATACAGAAGCGACGGCACCGTGTTGATCTTGTACCTGCACATGCAGATCGTTGTAAGCGTTGCTCATGTAGTCTCCTTATTTTATCATAAAACCAATTCTAGGTACGTCTAGAAAGCCATCAGCATCGTCGTGACTTTCTATATAAGTATAACCCAACTTTTCATATTTGTCAACCAATATCTTATTGTCTTCCCAAATTGGAATGAGTTCTTCATACTTTGGATCCGGAGTGTCTCGCAGGTGTACTTCAATGATACGGCCGCCGACAAATTCAATATTTAACGTGGATACATTTGAGTCTGCTATCTCTTCGAATAGAAGTCCTGGTTCGAACTTCATATCATCTATACGAGTCCATCTACGAAACTTGTAAAGAGTATTCTCGTCTCTCTCGCCTAGGTAGCACGATACTTGCTTCCAAAAACCTGCCCACTCGTAAGTGACTGAATACTGCGGACCTTCAAACCATTCGCACCAGAAGTAGCCTGGGGGTGTTGCAGACATATCTCCAGCTTCTATGTACTTCTTTTTTGCACCGGCACCCATTCCTGATAGATTCATAACCGGCCTTACGATATAGTATCCACTCTTACTAGGTGCTATACCAGACGGACCACAGTCATACCCAAGATCTTCAGCAAGCCAGAGCTTGTTAAACCACTTTCTTTGATCCGGAAACATACGATATACACGATCGTCATCCAAATCTAAATCTCCTCGAATAGGATCCTATCTACGTATTCATTTTTATCTTTTTCAGATATTCCCATCGAAAGTATAGATCTATGTAGGTGTGGATTTAACTTCTGATTGCGACAATATAAGTTGTGTCGTTTCTTTAGCTCTAACGGATTTGTAACGTACAGGTTCTTACTCATATTCGTTACGTAGTACTCAACAAGATGCAGACAAGTTTTGGTTAGTTGTTCTATCTCTTCCTCAGTCTTTAGATTACCAGCCGCGATCATTGAGTCTGAAAAGATCTCTTTGGCCCAGACAGGAAGTTCCCTTGGCTTTGACCAAGATAGATCCTTTACTGAGTCTCGCATATAGTTGAGATAGGGATGTTCCGGTTTTTCGTCTGTAATTGGAGAGAAGTCAAAGAACGACCCGGTGATCTTATTAGGACCGGCAACTATATCAAAACCAAGTATCGGAAAGTTCAAGAATTCGTGTGGAAATATATTGAGATGCATCAACCATAGCTTCTGCGTCTCTCTATTGTCGATGGTCTTTAAATGACACTTACGAACGTATTTCGAACTCCAAATATTATCTCTCCAGCCGTCGAATAGTTGTAGAGAGTCTTTGCGTTCGTAGTTAGTTTCTAAGATCTCTTCAATCTTGCTTGACAGCT